GCGTGAGCCTGCGCCCGCTTCGCCTTGCGGTAGCAGAGGTGACTGATCACCCCTGCCCGCACTGCTGCCGAGAATCTTGCGCCCATCGCATTTGGGTGCGGCGGCTCCGGAACCCACGGGCGGACATCCTCCGCAGTGAATTCCGCGCCATTCCGGGCGAGCCACCCGATCACTTGGTCACAGGTCGCCTTCCAATCCTCCGGCGTGGAGGCATCCACTTGCAGGATGCCTCGGTCGCGTAGTTCCTCGCCGGTCATATTTCCCTCACTTTCGGACGGCGGTGTTCAGCCAATTCAATAGCTAAATCGAGACACTTTTTTTGCAGTTCTTGTTTGCTTGCAACAAGTTTTTCAATTTCTGAAAGGTAATGTTCACTAATGTCCTTCCAAAGATCAGCAATCCCCTGCCATTCCTCGATTTTGTCGCAATACCATTTGGTTGTTCCAACCATACTTTTTTCAGTAGTGGAGGTCAGTTCGTGGATTTTCTGTTCCATTCGCTTGCGCAATTCTTCACTCATTTCGCGGCCCTCGCTTTCTTCGGCTTGTCCTCGACCAGCTTCACGATGTCGGTCTTGCGTTGGGCATACTGCTCCTGCACCGGCAACCGCATTTTCTCATGCCATTCGCGGAATGCTTTCCCACTCATGTCGCCGCCCATGGCGGTGACGAGATCATCGAGGCCGCTCTTCCCGGCGACCGCCGCTGAGACGATGGCAATCCGGTCAAAGAACTCGCTGCCGGTCTGGTGCTGGAGCTTCCAACCCGGAACATCCCCGCTGGCGGCGAGGATTTCCTTCGCCGCATCCTTGATAGGCTTGAGGAGTTCCTTCTCAAAGATCGACGCCGCCTTCAGGAATTTCCCCAGCCGATCCGGATCGGCGAGAATTCCCTGCCGGACATCGGCCAGCGAGACCGACGACTCCACGGTCGCCAGCGTCTGCACGACCGGCTCGACCACCTGTTGGCATGTGTCCTTCTTCACGCACCATGAGCAGTATTCATTCGCGCAGGGCTGGCGGTTTGGGTCGGTCGCCGACTGCACGATCCCCTTCACCCAGGCATCCGCCTCTTCGTAGGTGTAGCTGTAGTGGACGACCTCCTTCTGGTCGCAGAAAAGCAACACGCACTCCCACTCGGTCGTGAATGTCCGCGCCATGTTGCCGAGCGCATAAGCCGCCTGCTGCTTGTGATACGAGCGAGGCTGGCCCGACTTCAAATCCATGGAAAGGGAGAGCGCCTCCACTCGCGAATCCTCCGTTCCGACATGGGAGAGGTGAGGTGTTGTCACCTTGAGGAGTGCCTCGTCAGTGATGATGCCCTTCCCCTGCGATAATTGCATTGCCTCGTTCACCGCCCACATCACCGAGTCCTGCTCGTCATCCGAAAGCGCCAAGAACGGCTGCCGCTCGCCCATAAGAAGACCACGGAAGGCCAAGTCCATCCGAGTTCCCCGCTCTGCCGCAGGCCCGGATATTGGGTTGGATTCAAAACAAGGACACAGGTCGAGCTTGTCGAGAGCGGAGTGGCGTATCGTCGCGCTCATTATGCGACCTCCTTTCTGCTTTTGAGATAAACTTCGATTTTCGTCGGGAGTTCGCGGCAGTATACCCTCTGAATCTTTTGATTGTTGAGGAATGCGTCGATGGCATAAATCGTTTTTCCAAAACGATCTTTTTGAACAGCGTTTCCGCCTTTGATTCCACCGGGGCCGCTGTTCAAAAATTTACGCAGCACAAATGCTGGGTCTTCTGATGTCAGTAACTCACCAGTCGATACCTGTCTTGCAAACTCAAGAATTCGCAGGTCTTGGTGTTGTTTAAGGGCATACAGAAATGCTGCATACACAGGTGCTGTTGTTATGGAAAAGCCCTCCACCGTCCTCAAATGGAAAAACTCTAAATCGTATTCAACCAACATTTCAGCCGCTTCAGTAGGAGAAATCCTTCCCTTGCCATTGACCAACCTTGCAATGACATTGATCGCTGCAACCATCGTATTTGAGACGGTTTGATTCATATGCAGAGCTAACATGTCGGCTATGGTTCGTTTGGCTCCAATATCTGTTTTGAGTTGAGCCTTATCACTTAAACCACGAACAATCAGTAATTTGACAGGAGGATATCCAGCCTCTTTGATTGCCATCAAACGGTGCTGTCCATCTGACAGAATGCCGCTCGCGCATATTCCTATGCCTTGTGAGGTTAGCTCATAATTACCGTTCAAAATTTCATTTTTGAGATATTGAACATTTGTGAGCTTGATATTCCGATTCTTGACATTCATTGCTAACAATGTGTCAACAAGCTCTTTGGTGGCAGTCACGATCTCTGCTGTGATTTTGGGACTCATTATGCGACCTCCTTCAAAACGGTTTCGAGGAAGCGTGGAGTCGATGAGAGGATACGGTTGCGGTAGCCCTCGTCCGTCATGTCGCGGAATGTCTGGCCCTCGGCGATCTGCCCCTTAGAGATGAGGAAGGCGTTGACCTTTGCCTCATGCTCAAAAATGCGCTTTTCCAAAGTGATCGCCCACTCCGGCTCCTCGGTATCAATTGATACCACTTCGGCCTCGATGGCCTTTGTCTCAGGAACTGCAACAGGCTCGACCACCGGCTCGGCCTTCACTTCCACGACAGGCTCCACCTTCGCGGCCACCGCCCGCACAGGGCGAGGCGCGTCGAATTCGCCGACCTCTTCGGGTGTATACATCCCATTGAGAACCGCAGGGAATGTCGCCCGGACGCCCTCGCTGATCACCCGCGCCCGCAGCATCTGCCGGGGATACGAGCGCCAGTTGTCCTTGCCGCCCAGCCCAGCCGCCTTGGCCCGCGCCATGTCCCAGTCGATCCGGAGCGATCCTCCCGCAGGGTGCGTGAATGTCGCGCTCACCTTCTCGTTCGTGTGGTCGTGCCACTCGACACGCCCGCCGCTCTGCTGGAACCTCGCGAGCATTGAATCCGCCTTCAGCGAGGCGCGGCCTTGGATGATGTGATAATCGTTTGCCACCGATCCGGGGTGACGCCCTTCGGCGACCGCCACGATCATCAGTGTCAATGCTTGCTCGGGAGTTTTCATTCCCAAGAGGCCGCTTTTAGCGAAGGCATTTGCCATCACCTGCATGTCGCCCAAGGCGACTTGTGTGTTGACTTGTGTAGTCAGTTGTGTGTTACTCATTTTGTTATTACTGCTTTTCTTGTGGTTTAACTTTGCCCCGTTGGATGCCAGTCCTTCGGGGCGCTTTCTTGTGGTGAGGATGTTTAGTCCTCAAATTCTTCCCAGCGGCGTCGGCGTTCGTCATGCCGACGAAACCGCTCAAGGATGTCCGACTGCCCCAGCCGGTAGCTCGCATAGCAGGAGCCGAGGGTCAGAAGGGCGATGAGGATCGCAAACTCGACGCTCACTTGGTCACCCCCCATGTGAGGAGTGCCAGAGCCACGACCGGCGAGAGAGCCTTGAATGCCTCCCAGATCGACTGGAGAAGCCAGAGAGTTTCTTGGTGGTTCATTTCGCGGCCCTCCGGCGGTTCGTCGTTTTGACTTTGCGAAGGCGATACCAGTTCTCCAACACGGCCCGCGATATGCGATGGCCGACTCGGTTGCCAAATGGCTTGCTCGCCTCGATGGTTCCGGCATCGAGAAGCCTGTAAATCGTCTTTTTGCTGACGCCCAAAAGGGCCGCAGCCTGATCGGTTGTAATTTCGTCGCTCATGCCGCCTTCCTTTTGGTTGCGGGTTTCACCTTATTTTGGTAGGGGGTGTCTGACACCCTGTCTAAAAAAATAGTTGCCGCTTCCCTCATCACAAAGGCGAGGCTTCGTCGCTCTGTTTTGGCAATAGCTTGAAGCTGCGCCTTCATGTTTTTGTCTATTGGGATCGTGATCTTGGTCATTGCTTTTTTGTCTTAGATTTTTTGGTTTTTTCTTGGAGATAGGAATCGCACATGAGCTTCATGGCAGCGACTCGGTCAATCCCGTTTTCATCTGCGAATTTTTGAATCCGAGCAAGAAGAGTGTCCTCCATAGGAACCGTCACTCGGACTTTATTTGCTGCTCGTTTATCAGGCATGAGGACAAGTTAAGATGGTGTCAGACACCCCGCAACAATTATTTTTCAATAAGGTGATCACCTACCAGAATAAAACTATTGACATCCGCATGGGGATTGGCTCCGCAGGCCAAAATAAATTTTCACCCTCTTAAACAGACGCTTTGCGGGCGACCCTTCTTAACTCGTCACAAAAATGCAGGCCAACCAAAAGCCCGCAGACCCCGATGGATATTAGTTGAAACGACAATTGTGTTTGTGGTCGAGAAGCGCATCGATCACGCGATCCAATTCAAACCACTTATCTCGATCCCGTTCGTTTTGGATAAATTGACCACCACCTTTGCTGTTTGGGATTTCTTTTTGCAACTGACGAAACTCCTCAATCGTTTCGTGGATTTTCCCGCTGGATATTGCCTCATCGACGCAATGCTGAATCCGCTTTTCCAATTCAAATGCGTCTACATATTTCCTCGCCCATCGGATATTATTGCAAGCCTCCAACCAAAATTGCCCAAGCGGGAAAATTACCAGCAGCGCCAACCACGGTTCCCAAAAAACGCCCATCAACAAAAAAACCACAGCAGCAGTTCCAATCATGTGGGGGTGTTGAGCCGCCATCGGCATAGCGATGTCTTTTATTTCTTTGTCCGGGATGTTCATTGTTTTACTTTCTTCGCCCGATTCTCCAGCACTCGCGCAATCACCTTCTCGCGATTTCGCTGATACCAGTCCGCCTTGCGCTGCGCCTCTGCCTCTTTGAATTTGTCGTCGGTCGCATACTTCGTCTTGTATTGGCGAGCCATGAATTTCTTCTGCGTTTTTTTGTTCGCGTAAGGCATAGGTCAAATCTCCCACCACGCCTTCTCGTCTGCTCTGGCAGCGGGAACAGCGTAGACTCGTTGCACCATCGCGGGACTGGAATGTCCCATCTGAAAAGCCGTCAGAGGTGCGCTCTTGCACCTCGCCAAATGATAGGTCGCGAACGAATGCCGGAGCGAATTCTCCGGAAACCCGTCCCAGCCCAGCTTCGCCGCCAGCCGCCTGCGCTCCTCGTAATGCGCCCGCGCACTCCCCGGCACGATCCGGCCTTTCTTGCCGGTGAAGAATTCCTTTCTCTTCGTCAGCGGCTCCGTGAAATCCACGATCCGGTCCATCATGCCGTGATGCTGCTTGGAGACCTCCGGCCTCACCCAAATCTGCCCAGCCTTCACATCGATGTCTTCCCAGTTCATGCGCTGAATCTCAATGCTCCGCAGGCCCGCGAACCCGCCCAGCAAGATCGACGCCCGCATCTCATCACTCATCTCCGCATCGAGGAGCGCCTGCATCTGAGCGGAATCCAGAATGTCCTTTCTCGACCTCGGCCTTGGGCAGTCCACAGCCCGGAACGGCGACTTGTCCAGCAGGTCAATCTTCACCGTCCAGTTGAAGAACAGGCGGGCATACCGATACACCGTTGCCCGCTGCGTCTCCGAGCCGGGGATACCAGCGAACCACTGCACCATCGCCAGCGGCGTCACAGCCTTGAGCGGCATACGCAAATCCCTCGCCAGCCACTTGCCCACCTTCTCCACCTTCTCCCGGTGCGACTTCGACCTGTCTTGGAAAAGTGCCACAAACATTGCCACAGCCCGCTCCACGGTCGGCCCCTCCACAGGAACCAGAGAATCCGTCCCCCCCTTCTGGAGCCTCTCAATCACCCTCGGTCCCTCGCTCCAAGCCATCGACTCGGTCTCATAAAAATACCGCAGCCTGCGACCGGCGACCGATTTTGGTATGGTCAGCACCCAAGGCGAAGTCCTCCGGGAAGAATCTTTCGTAACTCGATAAGACATAACTGGACAAACCTTGTGGCAGTTGTGGCATTTCCGCAACCTTTATTTGTCCAAACAAGGAAAAACGAGTGCCACAAAGTCCAGACACGAAAAACCCGCAGAGCCTTTGTTTATGGGCTTCTGCGGGTTGATATCGAAGGAACTACCGGCGGTCGGGATCGAACCGACACTCCTTGCGGAACGCGATTTTGAGTCGAACTAAGGGTAATTGATAGATAACGCCTTGCGTTAGCTTGTGGCAGCTTGTGGCACGGCGGGGCGGATTCGGATGAAGTTCCGGGCGATGGTTTTTTGCCGTGCTTTTCTCCAGACTCCGTCTCCGGATTCGCTATCCCTCTCCCCTCGCCCGTTGGTGTTTCCTTCCAGAGCTATAATTTGATGGCCGGAATCTGACTCAATGATGCCGACATGGCTGAAGTCGAAGACGACGATGTCGCCGGGTCGGGCGAGTTCGCGGTCGTGCAAAATGATCGTTGTTTTCGGGCGGGCTTTGGCCCAGCTGAGGAATCCGTAGGCGAGCGCCGTTTTGGGTCGCCAGTCCTCCGGCGTGGAGGATTGGAGATTGAGCCAGTCGCGGACTCCGGGGCGGTCGAGCCACTCGGAGATGCACCAGTCCACGAATGCCGCGCACCATGGCCATGAGGCGGGCTTGAGGTCGGTGGCCCGCTGGTAGTCGCGAATTTTGGATCCGTTGTTGTTCCCGCCTTCCTCGCGGACTCCGATTTGCTCTGCGGCGATTTCGGCGAGGAGCTTGGTCATTTGCTGGAGGTAGGTTTTGGGAGTTCCGGCAGGGCGTAGCAGAATGTTCCATAGTCCGTTTTGAGGCAGACCTGTGGGGAACCGATTCCCGCGCAGCCGGTGAGAAATGCCATGGCAAGACAGACGAAGGCGAAGATGATCATTCCTGCGGCGATCCGGCGCGGGTTCATCCCTTGCGGAAGATGTTGATCGCGCCGACAATGCCGAGGCCCGCTGCGACGATGGCTTCTTGGTGGGATGGCGAAAGCGACACGCCGAGGGCTGTGAGGATGAGCAGGACGCCCCTCCATGTGGAGTTCTCGTTGAGCCTGTCGAGGAGGTAGTTGAGTGGTTTCATAGTGCGTTGATGGTATCAGTCAAAACAGGTGAGTCAAATCACTCTTCAGAGGTGGCGTTTTGGTAAAGGCCGACGACTGGCTTGACCATGTTGAGGAGGACGGCGAAGACAGCCATTGATGGCGAGAGCGCCATTGAGCGGAAGATGTTGTTCCACTCTTTGAGCATGGCGTCTGGTTCGCTGAAGTTGAAGGCGTCATCGAGGTTTGACCCGGCGCGGATTGCCGACTCGGCGGTGTTGAGGAGCGGGTTTTGCGACGAGGTGAAATACCCTTGGCCGGTCAGCTTGGAGAGGGCGACCTCGGCCACTGATCCTGCGAAGAAGAATCCTTGGAATGGGGCGAGGAGCATGGCTTTTGCAAAGCCGCCGATGCCCCAGATTTCCTCGTCGTCGTCATCTGAGAAGGTGTCTTTGAATGCGCTGGAGATGACATGGGAGACGAGCGCCATGAGTTCCACGGCGACGATGCGGCGGATGTGTTCGCTGGCGTTGCCTCGCCCGGTAGCCAGCCCGCGAGCGGCATCTGCGAGGATGGCGGTCTTGAGGCGCGGGTCGGACATGAAAAGGAAAAAGGTTTTTGCAAAAACATTCCCGTTGTTTTCGATGATGCTTTTCTGGCCGAAGCTGACCGGCTGCGCGAAGCGATAGATGGCCTCGCTGGCGGCATTGAGTGCGGCTTGCTTGGCAAGGTTCTCTGGCATGCCTGCGTCGAGGGCGTCATTGAGGTTGGCCCTGTAGACGATGGCGCTGGAGATCGAGGTTCCTGCAGAGTCGAGCCAGTTAATCGGAGTCATCGATGCCTCGGCGATCTTCGCGGCGAAATTTGGTTTCCCGGCATAGCGGGAGAAAAGGAAACGCGCCTCGGCGGTTGCGCCTCCTTGGAGCCGGTTCTGGATGGCATCGGATTCCCAGACGGTCTGGATGTCTTCGATGATGTTGCCGGGTTGTGAAAGCGCCGAGGCGATCTGCTTCATGTCGAGCGAGAGGCCGAAGCGGATCGTGTTCTCAAGCTGCATGGCGAGCGTCTTGAGGTTGAATCCGAGCGATGCGACTGCCTTGCCGGAGATGGCTGTGCCGATGACATTGTTGAGCCATGCGGATTCGCGGGCCTTGTTGCCGCCTCGTTGCTCCAGTTGGTCGGCCCAGAGTTCGGCGCTTTTCAATACGGCATCGCCGTGCGCTTGCTTGAGGGATTCGCGAACATCCGGGGAGGAGAGGAGTGCGCGGAATTCGCGGGCAAGTTCGGCGAAGTGGACCCAGTGCGCTTGTTGGGCGATGTGGCCTTGCGCCACGGTGAGAGCGTCTTCCGGAGCAATCTTGGCCGAGTGGGTGACACGGGATTTGGCAAAACTTGGAGTCGTGCCGGTAGCTGTGGGCGACCCGTCGAGGCCGATGTCCTTTGAGTCTTTGGCGTTGAGGAACCGGGTGGGCGCGTAGTTTTTGACCTGTGGCATGGTCATTCCGAACATGCGGGAGTAGACCGGATTCACGATGCCTGCGCCTTTGCCATAGAGGCTTTGCAGGTAGCTCACAACGGATCGTGAGACGGGGTCGTTGACGAGCGCCTTGAGGTCGGTGGCGCTTTCATCGGTCCATCCTTCCTTTCGCATCTTGATTTGGACATCCGGTTGACTCCATGAGAGCAGGAGTTGGATGGCCTTGGCGCGGGACATGTCGAGCTTCACATCCTCGCCACGGAAAATGACTCGCTTGATCGTGACATATTCTTTTTGCGTGTCTGCCGGGAGTGCGGCGAGTTCGTTGCGGAGCGTCTCGATATCGGCATCGGTGAGCTTGCTGCGGTCTGCCTCGCCGGTGACGATCTTTTGAGCGAGTTCGATGGCGATGCGCTCGTCCTTCACCTTCCGGCCTTCAAGGTAGGCGACCGCATTTTTCTGATCTCCCTTGAGCCAGAGCATGGCATCGCCTGCGGACATGTTGGCGGCTTTCGCGCCTTCGCGGACGGCATCGAGGATGCCTTTGCCATCGCGGATTTCCGAGGATTGCGCAGCCATGTCGGCCTTGCGGAGGCGCTCGGAGAAGTTCGCGGCGATCTCCGGCGGGAGCATGGCGGTGACGAACTGCTCAAAGCTGGCGTGGTCGAGGAGGTAGTTGTTCCCAACCTCGGCGATGCGTTGCATGAGTCCCTTGTCGGCGAAGCGTTTTTTTGCAGTGCCTTTGCCAAGCCATTCGATGGTCGCTGCGGCACGCGCCCTCTGCTCGTCGATGCGGGCCTGCTCTTTGATGCGCCATGCCTCGCGGCCCATCTGGAGTTGACCTTTGAGCCAGTCGAGTCCCTGCGCGAGCGTCTCGGAGGAGCGGTTGTCGAGGTCGCCAAAGGTGTTGAGGATCGACCACTCTTCGGAGAGCGCGGAGATGTCCTCAGCGGTGGCGTCCGGGTTGGCCAGCGCGGCCTCGATTTCTGCCATGCGCTTGGGTGTGGCTTCGTCGTCGAGGAGTGTGGCGCGTTGGACCATGTCGGCGAACTTCTGCGTCTCGGCTCCAAGCGTGGATTTGCGGACTCCGTTGTCACCGGCCTTCGGGCGGGATTGCTTCACGACCTTGGTGATGGCCTCGGTGTATTCGCGCACCAGCACCTTTTCGAGTTCGGCGTCGATCTTCTTGATGCGGTCGCGGAAGAAGTCGGCGATGGCCTTGTCGGCCCGCTTGGTGGAGAGGTTCTCGGTTGCTGTGTAGCCTGGTGGCAGGGAAACCTGCTTGCCTGCCTGCCCGATGTTCTGGCCCTCACGCATCCATGCGCTGATGATCGCTCCGTTCATGCCGCTGACCTCGGAGACCTTCACCCCGTCCTTGAAAACATCGTGCGGGGCGATCCCGGCGAGCTTTGTATAGCCCCCCACCCTGCCGCGCACTTCGGGCGGGAGGACAGACATGATGCCGTCGAGTTCGCCGAGACCTTGCAAGATTTGCGTCCGGCGGATTTGCGAGTCGTCGGCGCCGGTGTCGGCCATCGCAGCGAGTTCGTCGGAATTCCAAGCCATGAGCTTGGAGAATTTCTGCTTGGCCCGTTGGTAGACTTTGAGCCGCTCGTCTGGGCCTCGGTTTATTCCGCCGAGGGCGCGGTTCACCCGGTCGATCTCCGACTGGCTGGCGATGGAGTAGTTTTTGTTGACATCTTTAGGAGATTGGTTGATCTGTGTATGTGTCGCCGATTCCTCTGAAGCGCCAATCGCTAATGATGGGGACGGTTGCGGGGTCGCAGTTGGCTGCGGCCCTGACTCTTTTTTACGCAGAATTCTAATACCGCTGATTTGTTTTGAGGTATCGTGATCGAACTGGGTAATAGTAAATTGCCGTTGTATTGCCTGTTTTCCTGCTGCGTTTTGAACAATGACAACATGAACGGTCCCATCATTGTATCTGTAAATGTAGGCAAATCGGTTTTTCCCTGCTGATCCATATGCCATGGCGTTGCGGATCGTGTGTGCCAGCATATGCAATGTCCGAACCCTGTTTGGCTCCGGGCGTCGTTCTCTATATTGCCCAGACACAAAATGTTCAGCCTTGCCTTTGATGTTTTTGACATCGTGCAAAACAACTTCTTTTTCAAATGCAGAAGTAACTCGATCTGGCTGATTCTGTAATGCCTGCTCTGCTAATTTTCGCAGTTCATCTGGGGTTGCATTTTCCGGTAAATCCGGAAGAGAAACTTCGGATTTTGGAAATTTATTCCAGACTTGTGCCAAATCAGCACCCAATTGAACCCCGCGCAAATCCATACCGATGCTGTAGTTGATGTCCGCGCTTCTTTGATTGAACCTTTGAGAAAGCGGGATGACATTGCCGTTCTCGTCGTAGGTGACGGGGTCAATCAGCTTACGGTTGTTTTTCGTGTTTTTGTAGGCGTAGTCCTTGCCGTCATCAAATCCAAGTTCTGCAATAGAGTTGCCGTCCCACCACAAGTTTTTAAGGCTAACTTTTTGTGATATAATTTTATATCCCTCTGGAATACTTCTCCCTTCCATCGCGGCATATTCTTTGGATGGAGTGACCCAATCTCCATTTCTAATTGATTCTTCTTTGACGCTTTTGGGAACTGATCTGTAAACCGTAATCTTTGCAAGTTTCGCCCCGTCTTTGCCTTCTGAAGTATATTTTTCTGATCGATTTAATGCATCACGGACTTCTGAAAATGACTCCCATTCCTCCGGCATGGATTGGTAAAATTGCGGTTTTTCCCAATAATCATTTGGTAGAAGGCCACTTGTTTTAACCGACGCCAAAGCAGTTGATTCACGATCTGGCGCAGAATGTTGCATTCTATGGTCAGAGCCAATATACCCCGCCGTTTTTGCCGCCTCATCCACCATCTTCTGCGCGGTCTCCATGTCACCACGCTCAACGGCTGCGAGGTAGTCGGCGTCCTGTTTTTTCCCGATGCTGTAGTTGGTCGCGCCGGTGGATGGCGCGGCAAGAGCTTGCGATGCGGGGATGCGGTTGCCGTTCTCCTCGGTGATCTTGATGAGGTTCTCGTCGAAAACGACATAGTTGTATGTGCCTTCACCATCCGAGCGACTGCCGCCGTCGAGGTAGCGGATGCCGGGGATGCCTGCGGAGAGGAGTTTATCACTTGCCACTTTGGCATTTCCAGAAACGCCCCTTGGAATTCGTGCGTAAATCATTTGCCCCCGCTCGTTAGCATCGTATTCGTCACTATCTTGGCGATAATCTGGATTCATCTCCGCAAGGGCAGCTTGAACTTTTGGACTCTGCTCGGAGAAAGGCTTGTCCCAATCGAGCAGGTCTTCCGGTTCGACATCGAGTTCGACGGTGTAGAGGTTGCCGCGATCTTCCAGTTTGATTTCCCCTTGCTCGATAGCCTGTTTAGCTTTGGTAATAACATTTTGGCTATATCCAATCCGCGTTTGAAGAAATGATTCTGCCTCTTCTGCTAAAACGGTAGCAGGCTGCAATGGTTTCGATCCAGCAACGCCATACATGGCAGCTTCTAAATGCTTGGGAAGAGAACCTGATGTTTTACCCGCTTCATCGCGGAAAATGCCGTTAGAATCACGTTTGAATCGCCGCTTCCCAATGGTGACTTCGGGCTGTGAAGTAGATCGCTGATACCCTTCAGCTACCCCTTTATTCTCCGCGAAATACAGCCCCCACCCGTAAGCCTGTGCGCCCTCGCCTGTGCCGATCTTCTCGGTGCTGAACTTGTCCACCTTGTGCGGTGTGCCGTGGAATGCGCCAATGCTGTAGTTGGCGGGGCCGGTGATGGTGGCGTTGCTGGCGCGGATCGCCGGAGTATCAGTCGAAACTGCGCTGGCGCGGGAGCCGATGGAGAAGTCATTGCCTTTGGGTTCCGGCTTGTTTGCCCGGAAGTCGAGGACCGGGATGGTGTCCATGCCGAGTTCCTTGGCTGCGGTGGCGCGATGCCTGCCGTCTTCCTTGCCATCGGCGTAGATGGCCAGCGGGTCGAGCTTGCGCCCGCTCTGCATCATGTTTTTGAGGTCGTCGATGTTGTCGCGGGAGGCTTCGTCCACTTCCAACGGTCGCACTTGCGAGAGGAATTCATCGGGCGACATGGTGCTGATGCGTCCACCACGCTGCGCGAAATCCTCGTTGGAATACCATTTCCCCTTGTCTTCCATGGGGTATGAGGTTTTACCAATGCTGTAATTGGTATCAGTCAAAACTTCGTTGGAAACCCGCTCGCGGGCAGTATCGACACGCGCCTGCTGGTTGAGACCGACCGAGTCGGCGAGGAGGGTTTCAAAGTTGGCGTCCACCTTGCCCTCGGCGACGAGGCGCTTGAGGTTGTAGGCGCGGCGGTAAATGTCTTTGACGATGATGGCCATCCGGCGCAGGAATCCACGGAATCCTTCGGGAATCTGTTCCTCGCGGACATCACCGACCATGTAGGCCAAGGCGACATCGGAGAACGACTCGATGACATCGGTGTCGGTCTCGGTGCGGAGCCTGTATCCGGTGATGCGTTCGCTATCAATTTGCGGAATGATCTGGTTGAGGTTCTCGCGCACCCATTCCATTTTGATGCGGCCTTCCGCGATGGCGCGTTTCAGATTGTCTTGCGCGACATCTCGCACGACCTTATCGCCGGTCGCGCCTTCGTGAATTTGAATTACGGATTTGAAAATGCCCTCGGCAAGAACGCCCTGGTTGCTGGCGAGGACGGGGAAGTTGGCGAGTTCGGCGGGTTCCGAAATATCCTGCCCAAATGCCCGAACGGTCTCGAAAAGGTTGTTGAGGTTCTGCTCGGTGGGGTTGGCCTCGTAGTCGGTGAGGAGGTTGCGCGGAGCGTTGCTCAAAAGGAATTTTTGGACATCCTCGCCGCGACCGGCGGCTTCATTCATTTGGTTGAAAAATGAGATAGACTCAAAGATGCCACGGGTCGTGCCGGTGATCTGGGTGCGGAGGAGTTCGCTGAGTGCTATTTGCGCGGTCTGCTCATCTGAGGTTGTGTATCTGATATCGCCCTTGGGATCGCGGATGACAAACTTCTTGGAACCATCTGCGAGGGTTTCGCGGGTGAGCGTGTGCGTGTTGGGGTCTTCCTGCTGGTCTTTGGCGGAAGCGATTTTCCCTTCCATGTAGGCGATCCCTGCTTTGACATTCTCCGGGGTGAGCTTGCCGAATTCGGATTGGAAGTTCTGCTGCACCTCGGCGAGGTCTTTGCCGTCCTCGATTTTTTTGATGGTGGCATCGTCCATGCCCACCATGCGGTATCTATCTTGGCGTTCCTCAAATTGGGCGAAGCGTTTGTTGTCCGCGAAGGTGGACACACCTGTTCCAAGAAGGATTGTAGGAAGCGATGCGGCGAGGACATCGAGGCGTGATCCGCCCCATTTCTCAAGGATGGGTTGCCACTTCACATCCGGCACATCGGCTCCAAGCGCCTCGGAGACATCCTGCACCAGCGGGGTGGTGAGGTCTTGAGCGCCTTCCACAAGTTGCTCGCCTGTGGCAGCGGCCAAGAAACGGACGCCTGCGCTGCCAGCCTTCCCCACGCGAGCGGGGTTGCCGATCTTCCGCATGAGTTTTTCAAAGGCGGGGAGCTTGCCGAAGATTGCCTTTGCGCCGGTGCGTTCCAGACCGGCTTGGACGGCTGCGCTCACGCTGCCGATCTGCACCGCTTGGTCCACACTCATGCCTTGTTGACGAAGCTGGTTGTATTCGTCGGAGAACATGGCTGCGCCTGCGATATATGGGCCGACGACTGGGACAAGCGCCGTGGCGGTGTAGGCCAGACCCTGCGGCGAGCCGTAGGCCATTGCCTCCATGAAGCCGAGGAACCCGCCTTTGTTGATCTTTTCAATCGGGTCGAACTGGTTGTCGGCCACGCTTTGGAGTTCGCGGACGACCTCGAAACGCTTCACCTTCTGGCGGGCTTGGTCGGCCTCGGCGGCGATCTCCTCCGGGGTGACCTTGCGGAGGTCGGCTTCGTCGTAGAAGGCACGGTTCGCGAGCGGGATTTTTTCTCCCGTGGATTTTGAAATGTAGTAGTCCGGCGGGATTTGCTTGTCCTCCAGCATGCGGAGGTCGGATTCTGCGGCCATCTCCTGCGCGGTGAGCGCCCCGGTGCGGACCATGTTGAGGGTGCGGCTCCAGCTTTCTCCCCACTGCTCCATGAATTTCTTCGGGTCTTGACCGGCCTTCTGCGCTCCAAGCACGACCGAGGCGTAGGCCCGCTCGCGCACCGGCTTGGGCATGGAGGCGAGGGTGTCCACCATGGAGTCCATTTCCTCTTGGTTCTTTGGGTTCGTCTCCCCTGCCCGCTCGGTGTCTCGCCCGGTGACTGCGGCGAGGTGGTCGTAGACCTTCTTGAGAGGTTCGGCGTAGTCGCGGAGCATGCCCTCGGTCTCGGTGTGGAAGGCTTGCGCGGATTCCAAGAGCGGAGCTTCCCAGCCGGGTGGCAATTTCTTGATCGAATCGGCGTTCTTGGTCTTCCAAGTCTCGATGAGTTTCGGGACATCCACCGGGTCGTTGCCGCCGATGGAGTCGAAGAGAGAGAGCGCGATGTCGCCGGGGATTTGATTTGCCGCCTCGGACACCTCGTTGCGTGCGTCAATGCCCTGCTTGATAAGGTCAAAGGTTTCCTTTTCGGACATGCCTTTTTTGCCGACCACCGACTCAGTCCACTTGTCGCGGAAGGATGAATAGATGTCCTTCTGCTCCTCCGGGGTCTGGTCGAACTGCGAGGCGATGAACTGCCGGTTGGCGGTGCGGTAGCGGGAATCCTCGTCGAAATCCTGCAACCCGGCATCGTTTACATAGCCATCGAAATCCGAGTAGATTTTGTTGAGCGTGTCGAACTGCTCGCGCTTCTGGTCGGACTTCTTTTGTTCTGCCCAAAGACGAAGCGCATCAGCGCGGGTCTCGCGCTCGGCTCCTTCCAGAGTGTCGAGGTCGTTGTAGTATTTGGTGGCGGTGTCGTCGTCAATGAGTTCGACCGGCGTAGGTGTGACGGAGAGCATTAGGAAAGTTCGGGGAGCGGAGTGGAGAAATCGATCTCTTGCGCGGCCTTGGCGATGTCATCCTTTAAGGATTTTTTGTTGATGCTATCGGCTTTGGAGGTCTTCGGTGGGGCGTCGATTTTTTTGAGGGCGTCATCCGGCGAGACGGTTGGCTTGGGAGCAAACCATGAACCCGGATACCACCACGATGCCCCGCCGGATTTGGGTATCTGAGTTTCTTTATCAGCGGCGAGGATTTCGTTGAGCTTTTTATAGACCATGGTCTCGTCGGCAGCTTCCTTCGGATTGGCCTTGGCCCAAGTTTTCAAGCTGTTTTTGAACCCTGCAAATTTTTTTCCGGCGGCGAGGAACTTCGGCACTTCGGAGTCTGGTATCTTGCCGTTCGCTTCAGTCCATGTGCCAAATTGGCCTTTATCGAAAAGGGTTTTGAGTTGAGAGGCAGCTTCTGAGACTGGGGTTGATTCCTTTGGATTGTTCCACTTGTCGCGCAGGGAATCGAGGAGTTCGCCTCGCTCACCTTCGGGAAGTTGGCGGATGGAGTCCTTTATTTTGAGGTATTCGGAGCGGTCCTTGTCGTCCTTGCTCGCATCGTAGGCATCGACCATGGCAAGCAGGGTTGGACGCATGGCGAGGGCTTTTTCAATTTCCGCCGGGGTCTTATCGAGAGTCTCGATGGCCGAAAGAATCCGGCGCTCTGGGAGGATGCCTTCAGCGACTCGGCGAATATCTTCCGGTTTTGTGAGTTCTCCGGAAAGGATCAATTGATCCAAATCATCCTCAATGTTGTTGCGGTAGACGCTCGCCTCAGATCGGGCGTTGCTGTAGGCTCGGACGATATCGGCCTTTTCGGTGAGTTCCGGGAAGAGTTCGGACTTGCCTGTTTCCAGTGCCTTTTCCAAATCCGCCTCTGCGCCTATGGGGTTCTGGATGATGGTGCTGGCGACATAGGCATTCTTTTGCTCTTTGGTCTTTCGGACGACATTGTCCTGCAATAGAGCTTTCTCGTATTTCCCTTCACTTTCGGAAAATGTGCCGTCTTTGACGCCTTTGTTGATGACGGCAAATGCGCCTTCGTAATCCTCATCGGCGATCTTCATCAGCGCATTTGCTTTGATGTCCATCTTGTAACCTTCAATGCGCTTATTGTTGGCCTCGCCTTCGATCTGGATGCCACCCATTTTGTCCCAGCGTTCAAAAGCTGGGGAGAGCGACTGGGCGGCGTTGTTGCTGATGCCGATCTCGCCAATGGCTTTCTTGGTTTCGGAAACATTGGCGAGCCACTTCTCCTGCCACTTGTCCACCGGCGTGGACATCTGGTCGTTCTGCTGCTTCTCAAAGGCGCTCCGCATGAGGGTCTCAGCGCGGGCGAGGTCGGCGGTGTCTTTGGCCTTCGCCATCTTCTCGGAGTAGGCAAGTGCTACCTCGCCGATTTGGCCGATCTGGTAGGCAATCTTGCCCATGGCAGCGTCTTCTTTGGAAAAGGCGTCGAGCGCCAGCGTCTGGTCGAGCATCGACTT